CGCTTCTGCGCTAGGTATTATGTAGTTGGCTTCAGCCATGATATGTCTCCTTAATTTCAAAACCCTTACTAACCGGAAAAGGGGACTGTGTGTGATCTACAACCTCAAACGTAATTGTGTTGAGGGTGCTAGGCCGCGTAATGACCTCACGCACAGTGTCCAACTCTTCCATCCGCAATGCTCTCGACGGTGCAAAGCACAAGCGAGGCATGTTACTTGTAGTATCAAAGTAAATTTTTGTTACTACCGTTGCGCTTGGCGTTCCGTGCCTAGCCAAAAAGCGCGAGTAGGCTTCAAGCGACATATTACTGTTGCTCTTGCCAAAGATGCTTGCTGACGGAACTTGCAGTCTATGTACAGTGTTTAGGTCATGCTCAAAAGCAATCGCTAAAAGCTGAAAGAACCTACACGCTCTGCCGTTACCACCTATTGCCGACCCCCGTATATTCTGAGAGCAGTCGATACACCTACCAGATTGGCGAGTAGCCGCTGGCACTTGTAACGCTGGTCTCTCAGTATCCGTTGACCAACATGCAGTAACTGATTACCTTCTGGTTGGTATTCACCAGCGAAGTAACTTCTGTGAACTCCAGAAGCATGGACGATTACTGCTCTCATTTGTGTGCAGTATGCATCTAGCTCCGGTGGCCCAGAGAAGTAACCCCCACGGATGCTGATTCTCACAGATCATCGTCCGAATCTTCCTCTACTTCGTGAATGTCATTGTTGTAACGAAGCAGGGCAAACGTCACATCAGGCAGTGAAAACCTGTAGGTTTTCCCTATCTTCACGTAGCTATTTGCGGGAATAATGTCTTGCCGAACCCACAAACGAATCGTTGAAATAGACACTTTGAAGTGCTGCGCAACAGATTCGATTGGCACTAGAGGGTCTGTCATTTCTTAGGTCTCCGAACTGATAACGAGTATTCGCTATCGACGTTCAGACCTTTTGGTAACAGATCTTCATTCTCTTCAAGAAACGTCCGCACATTTGTTTGGTGCAACCGCTTCTCCAGAAGATCAGGCAAGCCATGCTCCAGTATAAACTCATGCATACTTCCCCAATCAGAAGTCCAGTACTTCGTCTTAGTAGTGCGGTAGAAGGTGCCATTGGGTGTCCTGATAGAATCAATGTTCTGCTCTTGCAGATGCTTCAACAACTCACTTTTGATTGTGTTTTGTTGTTCTTCTAGCTGACCGTCCTGTTCCTTATACCTACTCGACAACTCTTCTCGTTGTTCTTTTATTTTCAGATAAACTTTTGTTAGCTTATCTACGTTTATTGCATCGCTCATACGAATCTCCAAAAGCGAGAAACGCATTCTGCTATTATTTTGTTAGTTATGCAACGATTTCTTTGTAAAGATCAATAATTTTTGTGTGAGTGTGTAATTTATTATCTAGAAGTGAGTAGACGCGCTTTTCAGCGAGAGATCCTGCCAATTGAATCACCGTGCATTTGTGATCTTGCCCCTGCCTGTGAATACGGGCGTTAGCCTGTTCATAGGTTTCAACGGAAGAAGTTGGCCCCCACCAAACAATAGTGTCGGCAGCGGTTAGTGTGACCCCGTGTGCCGCAGCTTGTGGCTGTATTACTAGAATGCGTGGGTTTGGAGTTTGCTGGAACTGCTTAAATATCTCAGTGCGTTGGCTTGCAGTCACATCACCGCGAACCATTTCTGTGGTTATACCGTCCTGCCGTAGTTTATCCACAAGCACATCTATAACGTTCTTGAACGGAACAAACACCAAAACTTTTTTGCTCGCCTCAGAGATAACCTCACGTAACACCTTATATCTATGCTTGATGTCAAACTCTAGAGACTCACCTTCGTCTGTGTACACGGCTCCTGCTGATATTTGTAGTAGCTTGTTGAGATTAACGGCGGCATTTGCCGCAGAGATTTGTTCTCCTGCTGCTTGCATCACCATCTTATCTTTCAATTCTTTGTAGTACTTCTGCTGCTGTCTTGTAAGCTCGACCTCACGGTGTGTGTAAACAATCTCCGGTAAGTCTAGACACTCGGCTTTGGTAAATCGTATCGCCGGTTGCAAAGCACTGAATACTATTTCTGTAGCTTCGGGCTTCGGCACCCATTTGAACTGACTTACTTTACTCATAACTTGATCGCGGAAAGTGCCAAAGAATCTTGGCACCGATTTGGGGTCTACGATCTTAGCTAACCCAAACGCATCTAGTGGACTTTGGGCAGCGGGCGTTCCGGTCATCATCCATACCCACGTAGAACCAGTTATGAGGCTGTTCAACGTCTTCCAGCGATTAGTTTGTACATTCTTATAGTGCGTAGCTTCGTCTACGATAACTAAGTCAAACCCACCTTCTTCGATAGCATCCCTGACAACTTCAACACCATCGTAGTTAATTATGACGAACTCAGCGCCTTCCTCTATTATCTTTCGGCGTTGCTTTGAACTACCGTATGCAACTGAAACGGATCTGTGCATGGCAAAAGTAAACAAGTCTTGCCGCCATGCAGAATCCATAATCGACAACGGGCATATAACTAACGCTCTGCTCACCCTACCTTTGTTCATCAAATAATCTGCTGCCCAGATAGCACTAGCAGTTTTACCTGTGCCTTGTTCGTTGAAGCAGAAAGCTCTTTTGTTCAACGTCAGAAATGAGCTAGTAGTCTTTTGGTGGTCAAATGGCTCATGCTTTCCTGTCCACTCGTACTCAGCTTCTATGGGCGAAGGTGCTTTGATATTTAAGTTTTTTAGTACGTGTGTTTCTTCAATACCCCAGTTAACCAATACTCGGTTATCAGGTAACAACTTACTTTTAGGTATAACACTAGTTACCTTTTCAGGCTGACGTAACTTTAGTAGCAAAGCCTTATTGTCTATAACCTGCATACTGTCTCCTTAGTAAGCCCGCCTTCGGCTACGCGGACGGGAACGCGCTGGAGAGGTCAATGATCGTAACCCCAAGCCTATCTACGGCGGGTAGGTCTTTTGCCGTTGCGACTACGGTTCGCGCTACGACTTTCTACCCGCACTCCATCTTTATTCGATCCACCCTTACTTAACATCTTTTTATGGCTAACGTCTTTGCCTTCGCGTTTGTCAGCCACTCCGTTCTTGTTTGCGTCTTTACTTGTTCTGTCCATCTTGCGTCTGGCGCGTTGCCGCTCCATACGAGCCTCAAAAGCCTTTGTTCCTTTCTTATCTGGCTTTTGCTTCTTACGATCTTTTGGATTTTTATAAGGCATTATCTGTTACTCCCGTTATGACTGCACTCAACCACTGGGCAGTGTCTTCTACACAAACCACTAGGGTTTGGATTCCACACATCATTCTCATACGAATACTTCATATCAGTAAACGAATCTGCCCACTTGATCCATAGTTTTTTACTGTCTGACGCTATGAAGGAATCTTTAATTAACTCGTTACACACAACAAATAATAATCCAGCTCGAACCGTGTCGATATGTGGAAAGTGCCTAAACACGGCCATCGCCATAAGCTCTAACTGACCGCTATCCGCATACCGCGCTGATTTACCTGTCTTGTAATCAACAACCCACGCTAAATTATTTTCATGGTCTAGAATAAGTAAGTCTGCTATTCCTCTAAACCAAACGTCTCTTGCGCTAAACGTGCATGGTTCTAAACGGTTTGTTAGCCCCATCCTGTATTCACATAACTTGTCACCTTCTCTTGCGTTAAGTGAATCCAACGCAGGCCGAGCAAACTCAAACCGCTTATCTAGCCCTTTACCTTGTATGTAATCTTCTGCGGCTTTGTGAAACTCGTTACCGTAGCGCACGGCACTGGTCATCTTGAACGGATACTGTTTGATTACTTTTTCGTGGTAAAACTGTTTGGGACATTGTTGAAATGCCTTTATCTTGCTGAATGACCACGGTGCAGCGTTCATGCTTCACAATCTCCATAGGCTTTAGCCACGCCACTTTCGCAGTCAAGTGGCAGTCCTTCTGCCCACTCTGGCACATAGCGCATACATTGTTCTATGTAACTCTGCGCTTCCTCTACATCATCTTCGGGGACACTAACCACTACAGAGTCATGCACGGTCAATACAGGCGGGTACTTCTTGCGTATAAGTAGCATCTGCTCACCGATAATACACCGAGCAACTGCCTGACATACGTTCTCTATAACTTTCCCACCGTAGATCCGAGTTCGGCCTCGTCTTGTTTTGTAACTGTATTCTATGCCGCGCTCACCTTGCTCCCTGTCTAAATCTTCGTACCGCATTTGCAGGCCGTTTGGTAATAATACGGAAGAGTTCTTACCTATAGATCTAATAAGAGGAGGAACACCGATGCGCATTGACTGCTTTTCATACAGCATAGTTAGCATGTTTTGAGCTTCGCGCCACAGGTGGTTTATTTTCCAGTTAGCGTCACGGTATATATTGATGATACGCCGCGCTTCGTCAAGGTCTATTTGAGTCCCAAGAGATTCCAATTGTGCTTGAAACTTTACTGCACCCATGCCGTACCCCGCTCCAAGGATCGTGGTCTTGCCAACAAACCGCTGCTCTTTGGTTACGTGCTCCAGTCTGTTAATAGGTATGTTGTAGATACGTGCGGCCATTTTTACGTAAACGTCTTCTTTGTTAGCAAACGAGTCTACGAGATCTGTTTGCCCCGCAAGCCAAGCCAAAACCCGCGCTTCGATTTGTGAAGAGTCACAGTCAACTAATCTGTAACCATCTAATGCAAGGATGCTCCGTTTTAACATCTTGCCGTTTGGCCCACGGCTAGGAAGATTCTGTAAATTTATCTTGTCATCTCCGCCCCACCTACCAGTGTGCGCGGCATAATATCTTACGGGTACAGGCAGCAGCCCTCGGTGGCTGATGTCTATAAATCTTTGGGTACGTGTTTCTTCTAAAGTGCTTTTGTTACCTAGTCGCGCTGCCACCAACGTTTGCACGTTTTCGTTTTCATGCTCTCCAAGGCTCTTGAAGGCTTCATCGGTTTTAGCGAATGCGAAGGTCTCTTTGCCTGTCGTGTTACTTATTTTGGTGGGAGGTGTTACACCCTGTTCAATCAACAACTCTGCGAACTTGTTGTTTGACATGAGATCCTTACGAGAGACACCTGCTGCACATAACAACTTCTCTTTATTCTCTTTGATGTTGTGCAGGTGAGAACTCAGTAAATTCAAATCTAGATCTAACTGCGGAAGTAAGAACATCCGTAACGTGCAGTCAATTATCTGTAATTCTTTTTTGGGGAAGTCACGGGCCATCAAAGAAAACAACTTGTAGGTAAGATCTACGTCGTTGATGCAGTAGTCACCATATAGATCTAATTCATCATCGCTAAAGTCTTCTCTGCGCTTACCGATTGCCTTGAGTACTTCGGTGCCTTTCTCTCCTATGTCATAGCGTTCTGCTAGAGCTTTTAGGCTCCCACTAACTTCAACTCCGTGAATGGCGCGTCCCATACATAAAGTATCAGCCCATACTTTAGGTTTGATGCCATATAGCCAAGAAAGAATAGCACCATCAAACATAGTGTTATGTGCCAGAACCATACTGGAAGCCCAATCAAAATCCGCAAAATAATCCGCAAGTTCTTCATGGGTGCCGCTCGCCCACTCTGTTGGCCCGTTGTTGACCTTTATACCCACGCCTATTACTTCAAAACGTGAATCGCGGACGTACTCCTCTGTTGTTAACTTAGACAGAGAGAAGTCCTTATCGTAAAAAGTTTCAAAGTCTAGCGTGATGAGATCCACTAACTTGTTTCCTCAACTTCAAGCACTTGCTGAATGTCCCGCTTCACGGTCTTCGGCAACTCTAAGTAATAACCTTCGCCATCTTCAGCAGCGAACCGAGCTTCTTCCTCGTTCTTCGCTTCAACTTGTACGCGCCTACGTATGGTCTCTTCCAATGTTATGTTGAATTTCTTTTTCGTATTCATTCAACCCTCCAGTATCGAATTGTTTGCTTCTCTAGATCTGTCCGAGTCTTATAGTTGATCCCGCGTCGCCTAGCCACTGAGCCAAAACGTCGGCCAAGTCGTGAATACATTTGTCCCTTTTTGGTCACTGTGTCCAAACAAAACTCAATACTGTCGCCAACTTCCATTGCGTCTAACGCCGTGTGAATTTCTACCGTCCTTCGCTGATGGGGCAACATTGTTGGGATGGGTATGCCTTTATCTATCTTCAACCCCATATCAACCCCCTAGCCGTTTGATTTCAGCGTCTATATAGAAGCGGATCTTCTTAGCATCGCGTAGCTGGTCGCTGTGGGATGCTTGTCCGTACCTATAGCACGATCTGAAAATCTCTCCAATCTGAGCGTTCATATCTTTATGAGATATGAGATCTTGAAGTTCTTTTGCACCTTTGGGTAACTCGTAATAACTAGCTGTGCTACCGTCCGATGTATCTACCTTCCGTGGTCGGCCACGTTTCTTTTGCATGGTCATGTGTGTTACCTGTTTCTGTGAATGCGTTTCTGTAACGCTTGAGTTAAAAACTGCCTGTGCTGCGGCTGTCCAAACCACTGACATCCTTGGAGCAATCTACGAATGATTGTCTGGTAGCTGCATGGGCTTGTGTTCTGCTCCCAATCAGTTATGCGTAACCGAAGATCTCTTATTTCTCTAACGGTCTTTTGATCTATAAACGCTGACCATTCTTGCGAGTGTATTTGGTAAGAGCGCGTGTAGGACTTAGGCTTTTCTTTTCGCGTATCGAAACCCTTTGTTTCAAAGAAAGCATCTGCAATTAGCTCCCAATCATCTATGGTGCAGTTCGCGTATTTCGCGTAGGTGTTTTCAACATCGCTAACAGGAACCGTTGCATCAGCAATATCTACAACATTCCCTTTTACTGTGGAGGGTTCAGAGACTGCGTTTTGAGAAAGCATCATTGGAGCACGGCCATCGAGAAAAGATAGCTGTTTAACCATAACTTCTTGTACCCCTGCACCTTCATGGTATGTCCATCTTCGGGGGTTATTTAGATCTTCGATGTCGGCGTTAAAAGTTTGCCTATCGGCCAGCCGACCTAAAACTATTTGAGTGATTAGATACTCGCGCTCCTGCTCTTGGTTTAGTTTGATGACTTCCCAAAACTTAGTCGGATCATCAGGCGCTTTCTCAGTATTTCTTCTGTTCTCAATAAACTCAAAAACCATGCCCTTACGTAGGTTTTCGTATTTCATATTAGTCTCCTAGTTAAAGTTCATCTCCAGTTGCGCTGGTACAGCACCTATCAAATCCAAAACATCTCCCGCGTTTTGTTCGTTTATCACCAGCGCGATCCCACCCGCTTGGCGTATTTCTTGTAAGTTCTTCTCTTGTAGTGGGGTAGGCTTGTTGTTGCCCGCCTTACACTCAATACCAAAAAACTTACCGCGAAAGCACCCAACAATGTCAGGTACACCACTCTTGCCGTATCCACCAGTAGCAGGAAAGAAGTGATACGCACCCACTGAACGCAGTTGCTTTCTCACCGCTTCCTTAACTCTTTTTTCTGGTGTCATTGCCATCCGTTTGCTCCTGTAAAAGTTTCTCCATACGTTCCAGAACCGCCAAGATCTCATGTTGCAGATCTATTAGCCGCACAAAATCTTCTTCCTCAAGCTCCAAAATAACTTTCACTTTTCTCTCCGAGGAACTGTTATCA